ATAGGCAAGAAATACTAAATCGGAAATGCCGATCTTTTCCTGTGCCTGCGCAATTGTGTGACCTGTGTGCTTTTCCCATTTGACCCACTCTGGCGGTGCAGCTGTGTAAGTGATCTGATCGCCGTTTGTGTATTCAATTGTGATTGGTAGTTTCATTTTGTCTCCCGATTAGTAGTTTTTAGCTAAATGTCTCAGTAGGTGTTCCCACTACGACAAATGATAGGTCAACGGTCTGTGCATCTGGTGCAGCACCGCCGACGCTTGGAAACACTGGCATTACGTTAAATGCAAAGACTGCACCTGTCACGGCTGTCATTGAAACTGCCAGAGTTGTGTTTGGTGCTGTTTCGCAAGCTGTCCAAAGTGCCTCGCAAAGTGAACCTGTTGCGCCCCAGTCAGCAAGCATTGAAATGTCAAAAGTCCACTGATCGTCAATGTGCTTGTAAGCCTTGCCGTCCAGTGTTTGGTATGTCTCGACGGTTGGGCTGTTCGCAAGAGTTGCGCTGGTCGCCTGTGCGTCATAGTTAACGGTTGCAATGGTCACGACTAAATCGCGACCAGTTATGATTGTCGTTGGCATTTTGTCCCCTATGTTGTTTGAGTGTAATAAGTCGAAACGTTTATGTCAGCGACAAGCATTGGAGATTGTCCTACTTCCAACACCGTTGGCTTTTCAATTACGCCTACGACGTATCCTGCGGGCATTGCCGCAAGAATTCCGATTATGAGCTTTTCTAGATTGTCCAGTGACCCAGCATTGCTGTTGCTGGCGACAATGGCTGTAATTGCAAAATTAAGTTTGACCTGTGTTTTTGCCTTGCCAATTAACACGACTTCCATGTATGGGCTGTCAGGTACGACAACAATGGCTGGCGGTATTGGTGACTCAGGCACGCTCGGATACACGTTTGCAGATAGCGCGCTAAAGGCGTTTGCTAGAGCTGAACGTGTCTCGGCAATTGAGTTTGCTGGCATTTATTGAACCACTGTCTCGGCGTCCAAATAAGGCATTAGCAATGTGCTGACACGGTTGGTCAAGCTGCGACCCATGCGGTATGGCGAAGTGGCAAAGTCCACGCCCTCGATCTGTCCACCAGCTGCAACGCGTGATTGAAAGACCTCAACGCTAACAGCCAAAATTGCTGACTCAATTGCTGGTGTGCTGGCATAAATTTGAGCAGCTGAGTAACCTGACAATGTTGCCTTGCCGTTTGGCACAATTGGACGCAATGTGACGTCTGCATTTGTAAGTGCAGCTGTGAAGTAATAAGGCGCGGCGTCAACGACTGTAAAAGTCGCGCTAAATGGTGCAGGCAAACCTGTCACGATTACTGATTGACCAGCTACAAAATAATGCTCACGGATTGTAAAAAATGTTGCTACGTTGTTTTCTAGCTTGTAAGCATCAATGCCTGAAACGTTTGCAACCAGCATTGGCAAAATGACGTCCTCGCTGGTGTTAATAATCTCGTCTAAATAACTGTCGCTGTAAAGTGAAACGGACACGCCAAGCACCGTGCGCAATTGACTTGCTGTAACAATGGCTGGCATGTCCGTTTCCTTTCGACTGCTGCGGCGAGATCGGGAGAACCCGCCGCATGATTAGTTAGTGGCTAGTTATCAGGTCTTGTTGATACCAAACGCGCCTGCACCGATCTTGGTTGCAATTGCACCGTATCCATAAACCATTACTGAGATTTGACCTGACGCGATTACGTCTGCACGCAAACGGTATGTTGGAGACTCGTACCATGTGTAAGAGCTTGGGTTGACGATCAAAATTGAGTCGTCTTTGTCTGTGTCATTTGCTGACGCGACGTTTGCTGTGACGTATAGATCAAGACCTGCGACGTTTCCACGAATTGAGTCTGGGCGTACAACACCACCAGCATTGCTTGGCTGTGCTGCGTTGTAGATTGGACGACCTGAGTCGTTAAGTGTCATGAGGTTTGCCCACTGTGATGTGTTAGCGATCATGTTGCGAGCAAAGCCGTTTGTGTTTGCATAAACTGATGCTGCACCACGAGAAACAAAACCAAGCAACTCAGCAGCTGTTGGGTATGTAGCAAGTGTTGTTGCATCTGCTGTTGCACCTGTTGCAATTGCTGTGTGTACGGCTGTGTCTGTTGCCTTTGCGTAAGCTGCTGCCATGTTTGACAATAGCTCGTTAAAAAATAGCGGTGATGTGCGATCAAGTAGCTCAACGCTAAATGTTTGCTGTCCTGCGTACTTTGCAACGTTAACTGTTACAAATGCAGCATTTTGATCTGTCTCGCTTGGTGTGCCTGCTTCTGATGTTGAGGCAACTGTTGGCATGACGGTGATCTTTGGAATTTCGAAAGACATACCAGCATCAGGCAAAACGCCACGGCTGATTGCGTCAATGCTTGAGCGTGTTGTGTTTGCAAGTCCGTTGATGACTTCTGTCAACTGACGTGTAGGCACTAGACCTGCGTTGTCCGTTGTGTCATCTGCCGCTGCGACATACTGACGTGCTGACTCCTCGCCCATTGATGCGCGAATTGTATTTTCCAAATACTTAGCAGCTGTGAACTCTAGGCGTGGCTTTGATGTCCAACCACCTACTGCTGGCTTTGCATTTGCTGTTACTGACTGTGCGGCTTCTACCGTTTCGACGGCTTCCGCTGGTGTAACGGTTTGTTCCACTTCGTCGTCCTTTTCTGTTGGTGTTGCATCTGGCTCAATTGTTGAGTCAGAAATCTCCTCGTCGCCCTCAGTAGCTGCGACCTCAGCAACTCGTGCTGATCTAATTGCTGGCTCTGACGTTAAAGCAACGCCAGTCATTTCGCCCTTGATAATGCGTACTGTGCCGTCCTTCAAGGTTTCATACTCGTCAAAATAAACCTCGACGCTAAAACCGTCTCGCAAACCTTCGGCAGCTTCTACAAGTGCATCTGTGCCAGCTGTTGTGTTGGCGATCTTAAATGTTGCGTCAATGCCTTGCTCGTTTGACTCAATTGACAAAGTCTTACCAATACGGCGTGTGCGGTCATGCTCTAGGTTAAGCAAAACAGACTTTGCTTCAATGCTGCCCTTAGCAAATTGCACCTTGCCAATTGATGCGTTTCCTGTTTCCTCAAATGTCACAATGCGACCAGTGATCGTGCGACTGTTTGAGTCAGCTGCGGTTATAGCAATTGGTGTAATGAGTTTTTTCATAACAACATGTCCTCCTCGGCGCGAATTTCCTCGATCGACATTGCGCCGATACGATTTAAGATTTCATAAACCTGCGCGCGCTCGTAAGGATTGCCACGCAAGAAATTGTCTAGGTCAAACATGACTTTGTTGCCAGCTGGTGTGAAATCAGCAAATGACAAGCGTTGTTCAATAATTGACATGTATGTGCGAAACGCAAAGTCCACTAAATCACGTCGCTTGTCTAAAGCGTTAGCGTATGTAAATGATGATTGCTGGCTATCCGTAAAATAAGCGGGCAAGCCACACGCGCGGGCTAATTCCAGCGATACATAGTTTCTGGCTTCATTTAGCTGCAAATTCTTAGGGTCAAAACCAACTGACTCCATTGTGACGTCCGCATTGAGAAATGCTGTTGATTTGTTGGCGCGCGCTGTACGCCAAGCGTTAAGAATTTTTGCAACGCGATCTGCTGGCAATGATGTGCCGTTAGATTTTAAGACCATGAGAGGTGTTGGCTCATTGGCAAAATTAAGTGACGCCTTTTCTAGCGCGGCAGCAGCTTTGATTGTGCGACCGGCGCGAGCTAACAAACCCTCTTGCGTATTCGGAAACACGACAAGGTTTGTTGGGTCAATTGGCTTACCGTCGATCTCATAAGCTGTAATTTCTGTGTTATCAAAATTTGTAGTGATTGACACGCGCTCTGGTGCAACTCTTTCCATTGCGCGAATTTTGCCTGTATCGGCGTATCTTTCCATGACCATTGCATACGCTGAATTATGAAAGAATAAATCAGAAATAAGCCAGCCGTAAAATGTAGACCCTGGTATACGCGGGTCTGGTTGATTGATAACGCGTGGCTGTGAAATCTTTTCGCCTGTTGCTTCATTGCGTGTATGCAACGGTAATGATGCAATTGTTTGCATGATACTTAATGCGCGCGCAACTGTTGGCACACTCATTGCTTCTGCGCGGTTTGCCTGCGCTATGCCGTAAAAGTAAAAATTGTTGTTTTCTGTAAAATACGGTGCAAGAGACGCGTCAACGTCCAAAGGCTCAGCTGTGACGGCAGCTGTAACCTTTGGCACAAATAAGTCGAATAAACCCATGTCCTAATTCTGACAGGCTTATACGATCAACCAACCATGATGTCAAGATCATTGTCTGGGCGTGTCGCAAAGTGTGTAACAAGGGCAACAGCGACTGCACCGCACACAATGGCATTGCTGGCACGTCTGCCAATGACCCAACCGCCGTCACCTCGACGTAATTGCACCGCAGCGAGAATTTCCTCGGTTAATTGACTTTGCCCACGGTGTTTAAGTCTGCCGCTGTTAATCGCCGACAACATTTCGTCGCAGCTCTGCGGATACGCACCGTCCATGTCAAATACTGGTATGCCAGCGGGTGCAAGCCGTGAGGCGACCGCGCCAGCTGATTTTCTGCTGTAAAGCACATACTCAGTCGGATACTTTCGTGCATAGTCTGCCAATTCGTTTGCAATTTCCCGATCATCAAGCTGCAAGTCATTTGACCAGCTGTGCAGCAGCTTTACGACAAATGACTCATTTTCAAGCTTCTGCGCACCGACTAAACTGGCTCGTTTTCTGTCTGGTGAAAGATCAATAGCCAGCCACGTCAATTTCTCAGGGTCAAGATCGACGCTCTTATCAAGGCACTTATTCCACGCGCTTGCATCAACAATGTTTTGGATTGCCACAACCCACCTGCACAATACCTCGGACATGACCACGTTTGGCGGGTCATTGAGTACTGACCTGATGTTGTCCTCATGAATAGTCACGCCCATTGCTGGGTTGGCATACCGTGCATTTTCTACGCTAATTTCATCTGTTGGCGACGACCACTCAAAATACCCAATGTTGTCGTCAACACCGCCAATAGCTGCAAGCGCGCGATCTCTGAAAGAATTTAAGACTACGGACGTGTTATCACCAGCATTGGAATAGCCCATGAGCATTGGGTTGGGCGACGCCATGAGGGTGTACCGCAATGATGCGTACGAGTCCATGTTGTTCATACGCAACAACTCGTCCAAGTGAATTGTTGACGGTCGGCTGATACCGCGAGCAGCTGAACCACCAGCACGCACCATAAACCGCGTGCCCCTCATTGTCTCGATTTCCTCCGCCCCATGATTAAGGCGTACCTTTTTGACCTGCTTAGCCAGAAAGTCGTTTGCCTCAATAGTCCACATCATCTGGCGAAACTGCTCTAATGAGGTGTTGAGCGTATGAGCTTGTCCAATTTGCAACGGCTCGTCCCAGAGAAACAGCCCGCCAAGAATTCTAATCTGCTGCAAAAATGATTTTCCGTTTTGACGTGCGACGCAAAAAATGTTTTGAGGCGTAGCCCACCTGCCGTCGGGCTTGACCTTGTGGCTGTGGATAAGCGCAAATTTCTGCCACTCCATAAGATCGACGCCCAAACTAGAGGCTAGGTCGATCAATTCGTGCCCCAAAGAGGGTAAATCGTTAAGTGGCGTGTGAATTCGAGGCGTTTGTACGCCCATTAGCGGTATTTGCAGGTCTGTGTCCCTATCTTTTCCCTGTTCAGACCCTTTGCGACCGTCTGAGACCCTTTCTAGGGCTTCTGAGGGCTTCTCAGTCGTTTTCATGCGACTTCGAGTCGTTTTTGGTATAAAAAGGAACAGGAAGGGTCAGAGGTGTCTTAGGCACACTAAAAAAACGCCCTCCCTTGCTTGAATTGCAGCTCGTGCATAGCGTTTGCAAATTCCACTCCTCATCACTGCCACCAGCTTGTCTTGGCACAATGTGATCAACGCTGTTTGCTTCCTCCACACCACACATCTGACAAACATAATTATCACGTTGCAAAATGCGTAGTCTTATCTTGCGCCACTTGGTTGTACTGCCGTTGCCTTGTAATGCACTGCTCATCAGTAGTAGTTCCTCTCTTGATGAAATACCCACGCTTTACATGGCGTTTGATAACGGTTTGTTATGTACTTGATTGTGGCATCTATTTGTCTAAATGGGTCGAGGTCACGATAGTGCTTAGACCTCATTTGTCCTAGACCATAGTGACTGCCATTGCGTGCTGTGTATGACCAGCGGCTTTCCTTAGTAATGATCTTATTGAAACATTGGAACTCTTTGTAATCAAGAATTCTGCTATGTGCATAAAGCTTTAAGTGATCTATTGAATAATTAGCTGCTGTTGCTTCAAGTGTTGTCGTTATTGAAAGCAATGCCGCAATGGCATAGACCTTGCCCATTAGCCGATTGCGCCCTTGCGAGCTACCCGCCTCAGCGGCTCGCTTCAAGCGAAACCAGCGTACCAAGCCTGTCAAGGTTAACAGGTTATTGAGCGTGCTGTTGGGCGTTGCGCACACCCTGTGGATAATGTCTGTGGATAACTTCATGACTTACCTGCCCAACCTGTGCCCTTAAATACGATTGCTGGCGCACCGTAAATTTGACGCATCATGAACCCGCAGCAATACGGTGTTGTGTGTTCAGCAAGCTTCTCTGTTATCTCATAGCTGATGTTGCACGCCACACATTGATACTCATACGTCGGCATCTGTTCCACCGATCTGTGCAACACCCATGACCTCGCACTTGGTGCATTGAATAACCTCGACGCCTTGTGGCAGGTTGTCTGTGATCTTATGTACGAGCTGCCGTGTCACCTTTTTACAAATGCGGCACTCAAATTGCACTTGTTCCATAATTGGATTTCCTCAAATTCTCAATAGGTTGCAGGTTAATTTGTGTGACCCACCACGTCGGTTGCTTGCTGTGTCGGTATCGTGGCTTCTGTGCCATTGTGACTGGTATCCAGCCCGCTATGTAGTAATTGGGTGCTGTGCCTGTTACTAGCACGGCAATGTCATTGGGTCTGTCGTACTCATAAACGATCAGCTGACCCAGCTCATACTTTGTCCAGCGCACCTCAATAGCTGCGCCAACATCAGCCTTGACCTTGCCTTTGTCCTCAAATGGGTCAAACGGCAAACCAAAGTATTTGGCTACTGCCCACTCACTACCAATTGACTCGGCTAATTCTGCCAAATAGGTCATAAATGATGTTTCGTTGTAATGACCTTTCGACTCTAGCAAGTCGCCTTTGTCGCTGGTGATCTTGACAGCTGCAACCATACATACACACATTTCATTTGCTGTAAGCTTGATTTTCAACGGCAACCACCGCAAAACCAAATGACCTTCTCGCGTGCGTCATAGCCTTTTTGGTAGCCAAATGAGTCAAGCTTTGTAATCTGTGAACATTTGTCACATTGCTCTACTTTGTACTCAGCGACTACTTCACCATTGCAAAGCAGCTTGCACATCATTGTTTTGACGTCAATCATTTCCATGTAATCACTCATAATACAAACCAAACCATGACAATGACCAAAACAATTTCTGCAATAACGAGCAGCTTGACCAATTGTGATTTTGTCATGGCAAACGCACGACCCATTGCCCTGTGCTGCCTAGCTGATACCAAACAGGCTCACACTGGTTTGCTTTGGCTTTCTCGGTGCAGAAATACCCGCCCCAAGCTTTACCAGTTTTGGCTGACTCGCCTGTTTTCCAGACGCGTGTGCCATGTTCGCAGCGTGGCTTTTCCTCGACCAGTTGACCGCCCAATTGGTTTGCGATCTCGTCAATTGATGAACCCAGCGACGGTATGCCAGATTGCTCGGCTTCTGCTGCTGTGGCGTAACTAGGCACGTCGCCGTGCTTTGTTGTCCAATAGTCATAATCAGCCTTGACATCAGCTGTGGCAACCTTTGTTGACAGCTTCTCGACCTGTTCCATTGTTTCGCGGGTAGCTTTCTCAGTCCCACCCATGACTAACGCCATGACGCGCATCAAAGCTGAGGTCGTTGTATCCTCGACAAACCAGCGTTTCATGTTTGGGTTGTACGCTGCAATAAAGCCGTATGCGTAATCAATGCCTGCTGGCTCGATCTCTGACTGATTGCGCCAAGCTTTAGCTTGTACGAGTATGTAGCCTTTTTCAGCATTGAACTCGACAATGTGTGCCTGCAAACGACCCTCTGGGTACGTTGCTATCCAGCGATCTGTGCGCTCTTTGTTGCCCTCGTAGTTATCTAAAAATGCCATTAGTCAGCCACCTTGTTGCTCATGTGACGGCTAATCGCCTTACGACGTGCCATGCCTTCACGCTTGCCTTCCTTAAAGCCTTTGGCATAACCAGCTGCACCGCCAAGCACCATAAGAAAGATTACGCCAACCAAACGACCCAAAGTCTCTGGGTCTAATAGATCAAGTACCATTTAGAATTCTCCCGATTTCTAGGCGGTAAGTGTTACCACCTAAACTCAGGGTGACGCATGATCGGCGCGCGGTCAAGAACCTTGCGTGTTTGTCGGCGTGTCCTGTGACTTTGGCTTGGATTTAAGTCCATTGCCAGCCAGCACACCGCCTAGCGAACCTGTAAGAAAGATCGCCAGTGTTTTAAGCAAGTCAATAAATGCAGCATCATTGGGTGCTTGTGCCCCAATTGGCTGTGTGACAAAGATCAGTGCATAGGTAATGCCAACGGTTACGACCAAAAACACCGCAGCTAGTGTTGCACCAATAATCAGAATTAGTTGCGCGTGTACTTCCTCTGGTGATTTGCGACGTGCTGGCTTATCACGGGTCAATGCCAAGTAGGTCGTCAGTGCATGTTCCAGTTGGGAGGCATTGCGGTTTCTGACACTCCGCTTTTGACCAGTTGTCGAATTCTTGACACTCATAGCGCGTCCAGCCTTGATACCCGCAAGCGGACATGCTTAGTGCAAGTGCCCAAACCAAGCATGCCGCCGCAAGTTTCTGGCTACTTCCCCAAGTTGCCAAAACTTTTGTCATTTGGATTAAGCCAGCGCAAGATCACTGGCGCAACAGCTGCTGCACCTGCCATTGCCAATGTCTTTGGGTCAGTCACGCCTGCCATGTATAGGGCAAGTGCAGCTGCCAGAAATGAGCGCGCCCATGAGGCTGCTACGGCTTTTGCTTGTTCCATTTTTTGCTCTCCTTTTTGACTGCGGCTGCTTTTGCAGCTGGTGCATCTACCTGTGGAAATTCGCCCTTGTATGGCACAAATTTAGGTATGCCAAAACCGACGATCTCCTTGCCCTCTCCGTACGATCTGACCTTGACCATAACCATGCCACCATTGCGTTGATCGCCTGTCCCAGACGTATTGCCTTCAATGGTCAAACATGTCTTTGTGTCAATGAGTCCGACAACAATGCCAATGTGTGAAATGCGATCTACGCCGTCATGTGGAAAGTCCATGAAAGCCAAGTAGCCAAGCTGAGGCATAGTTGACCAGCGTTGCATTTCCTTAAATTTATGTGCGCCAACAGCTGTGCCAACAACGCTGTGAATTTTGACGCCAGCTTGATTTGCACACCAATTGACAAATGAACCGCACCACGGCAAACCGTCTGCCTTTGTAAATTTGCCGTACTTTGTAAGGTTGTCGCCTTCCTCAATTGTTCCAACCTCAGCAGCTGCAACCTCGATCAGTCGGGCGTTTGTGCCCTGCGGGTAGTTACTCATCAGCCGTCACAATTGGTGTGAAGTGTTCCACTATGAAAGCAGCAACTTTGCTTCATCGGCTGTAATGCCAAGTTTGGCTAATAGTGCTGCTTTGTCGGCTTCGGCTTCGGCTAATTCTGCCATTTTTGCTTCATCTGCTAATTTATTATCAGCCCACTCAGCAATGGTTGCGTCATATTCGGCGGCTGATAAATCTACATAGCCGTCTTCATCACTACCTGTTCGAAGCGTTGGATATTCCGCCTTTAATTCTGCAATTACTTCTTGTTTTGTTTTCATTATGCTGTTGCCAATCCATAGATAGATACTGTCCCACTGACATTTGCAGTTGAGGATTTAAGCAAAAATCCTGTGTATGTTCGTGCGGTGCTTGATACTCCACCTAGTGCATATTGGTTCCAGTTTTCAGCATCAAACCCTGTTCCATGCCAATAAGCTCTATCACTTCCACTAGCGACCGAGAAATTTAATGAAATAGTTGTTGCTCCGCCAGTAGTTCCCATTGTCGCCCACAATGTAGCTGCTGACGCGTTTGAATTAGTTGAACCCATAAGAGTTACCGCGGTTGAGTTAATTCCACTTGATGAACCATAGTAACCTGTTGCTTGAGTACTGCCAGAATAAAGCATTTGTAATTGTGGCGAACCGCCACCGCTTGCCCTCGTAAAATCATCAATCACCACAAGATAATTTTTGTAGGTGCTAGAAAAAACGCTATCAAAAGTTGTTCCAGTAGTTGCTACACCTGAAAATGATGCTCGCTTGATTAAAGTTAATGCTCCGCTTGAAGCAGCAGCCCATTTTAATCCAGTTGCGGTTGAAGAGTCTGCTGTAAGGACTTGATTGTTTGTTCCAACTGCTAGGCGAGCAGGTGTGTCTGCTGCTGTTGCGGTAATAAGATCGCCCTTAGCGTCCACAATTGAGTTTTGGATCGCGTTAGCATCATCTGATGTGACCCACTTAAAGTCCATGTCAGTGTTGCTATTTTTGGCTAACACTTGATCGGTTGTGCCGCCTTTGAGATCAGCTAGTGATGTGTCAACAGCTTGTCCAAAGACCTCAAAATCGGCAGGCAAGTCCGTGACGAGATCACTCGCTGTTGGCATTTGCCAGTTAAAATTCGACGTTGGGTTTGCCATGTTTTCTCCTTCTTAGGTGATAATTGTCGCACGTGCCCAGTCGAGTGTTGGCGACACGCCCGACCAAGTAAATGCAGCTGAGATTTCGTCCCATTGCAAAGCCTGCAATGAGTAAGCCGTTGGTGAAATGTTAAGAGTGATCGAGAGTTGGTTGTACGACGCCTGAAATGACCAGCCCTCAACAAAGCCCTGAAAGATACCGCCCATATTTGCTGGTAGGTCATTGATTGCCAACGCCTCACCCATAAACACGCCAATGAGGTTGTCACGGTCGCTGTCGTCTAGCTCTGGATTTGTCAGGTCAAACGTGATCTCACTAAAGATTGCCTGCGGTGTTTTGCGCAAGTCAAGGTAGAAATTTGCCTGTTGAGTCGCATCAACTGCGTTGTGCAAGGTTGTCGAAATAATCTGGGACAACGTGCCGTATTGCAAGATCGAGTCTGCGTCGCTGGCACTTTGCTCTGCACTACTGGTTGCACCGTATTGGATAGTCAGGTTATTGCGTACGTCGCCTGCCCTTGTTTCAACGCGCAAACCAGCTGCGCGTGCTTGGTTGGCTGTCAGCTGTACATAACCATTGTTTGACAGGTACAAACTGCGGTGTGTAGCTGAGGCATAGCTAATGCGTCCAAATGCGTCCTCGTAAATGTAGCCAAGACCTGACGTTGCCAATGCAGATACCAAAGAATAAACGTCTGTGCGCTCACTAGATCGTGCAGCTAACTCATAATCACCAGGGCGGTCGATCTCACCTAGACCAACATTTTCTGCTGTTGCCCATGTTGTCGTTGGGTCGTACGTTGCCCACGTCAAAGCGGCTGGCACTTCCGCCCAAGTGTTGAGCAATAGGTCTGACAAAATTGTGTAAATCTGATCGCCGTCAAAGTCTTTAGACAGCACACCGTTTGTCAATGCCTTTGGCAGGCGAGACAACGCGCCAAGTGCTGTGATGCTGTATGTCTGAGTGAACATTGTGCTGCCTACGTCGCGCACTTCAAGCCCAATGTCAACCACCGTGCCGCCGAAGATTGGGACGTATGTGCTTGATGTGTCTTGCACCTGCACTGAAATGGTGCTGTTGATGTTGACAGGTATGGTCGCCTGATTAACGTCTAGCAGCTGCAAATTGACGTAACCTGCTTGGGCTTGCTCGTAAATGTTTGTGCGACCTGACCTGATTGTTAGGTTAGCCAAAACGGCGTCAGTGTAAGAAACGCCGTCGATCTCTACCAGCCAAACTGGCGTCCACTGGGTCATGCTATTTGCAGGTTAGTTGCGCCGCCTGTGCCGCGATAGTAGCTGTTGTTTAATGTGTCAACGATTGTGCGTGCTGTGCCTTCCTTATCAAACGCCCCAGTTACGGTCAGGTTGATTGTTGTACCTAAACCAAGACGCTCAGAATTTGCTCTATCTGACAACCCGCGAGACTCAGCTGAACCTATGAAACCAGTCGTCGCAGCGGCAGCGGTTGCAGCCACTTTTGCAGCTGTTGAAACACCGCCACCGCTTGACGTGGCTGTTGTTCCGCCTGACGGTGCTGAAATTTTTGGAATAGTTGTCGTTGCCGTTGGCACTGTTGGTGTCTTAATTGTTGGCACGCTGACCGTCGGTGTTGAAATCTTGCTGACGTTTGGTAAAAACGGTATTGCGTTGTAGGCAGAAATTAAAGCATTGATACCTGCAACCGCACCTGAAATCAAGCCGTTAAGAATTTTGACCACGCCAGCAATGACGTCAATAACACCGCCTGCGATTTTGCCTGCTACCTGTAACGCACCGCCCAAAACTGTGCCTATGACTGGTGCAACATAGGTTGCGATCAACGCCCCAAATTCCTTGAAAGTGTCAAGGTTGTCACCGATTGCATCTCGAACATACCCAAACGCTTTAATCATGCCATTGATAATTGGCGTAAATACGCTGGTGATAATGTTGCCAAGTGTTGTGATGACACCGCCAAGACCATTGCCGTTAAGGCTAAAAGCACCGCTAAATGCGTTGATGATTGGCAATGCGTTGTTATTGATAAAACCCATAAGCTTTTCAAGGATTGGCAACAGCGCAAACCCAATTGTCTCTTTAGCCTCATCAAATGCAATTTGCATGCGAGCAATGCGCCCTGCGTAAGTGTCAGCGTTACGCGCTGCCGCGCCGCCAAACAGGTCTGACAATTTGCCCTGAACCTGTGTGAAATTCATGGTCTTTAATTCAGCAGCTGATAAGCCAATGCCTAGTTTGCCCAGTGATGCTGTATTGCCGTCATAAGCCTTGCCCAAAGCATTTGCAACGCTTTCCAGCGGTTTGCCTGTGGCTGCGCTTATGTCTAAAGCTGTGGCAAGTAGTTGCTGTGCCTTTTCTATATCTGAGGTTGATCTGACCAACCGTCCCAAAGCTGGGCGCAGCTCATCATCTGCCACACCAGTTGCCAAAGACATTTGCAAAATTGATTGCTCAGTGGCAGCAATTTGTGCCTTTGTAGCCCCTGTGGCGTTTTCTAAGGCGACGGCAAGCTGTGTTTGTGCTTTCTCGTCCTCGATTGCCGCCTTGACACCTTCAACGCCGATCTTGATTGCGTAAGCACCAGCGGCAGCGGCAGCAGCTGCAAAAGCTGCGCCAACCATTTTGCCAACCTTGCCCATTTTTTCGCCAAAAGTGTCAACGTCCTTGCTGGCTGCCTTAAGCGATTTGTTGAGGTTGTCAACGTCTCCAAGTATGGAGAGTTTGAGTGTACGACTTAGACCAGCCACTATGCGTACCTCTTAACTATTTTTCCAAAAGCTTCTTCCCATTTTTTTACAATGTCTGGTTGCACTGATCTCAGTGTTGGGTAAATAAACCAACCGCGTGAACCTCCACGGCTTTCTTTACCTGACCATACTGGGAACTGCTTGTATTTGTTTGAGCCAAACTCATACCCGCCCCAAACCTGTTGAGTCGTACCGCCACCGCTTAATTTCTGACGTGCAAAGCCGTAGCCGATCTCACCAATTTTGGAGGATTTGCGCACTGATGCGCCCTCAGCAATTATCTTTGATGCGCGGTTGTTGCGCTGACCAGCTGTGGCAATAACTTTTTGCTTGACAAATTCAGCAAGCTCAGAAGTGACCTCTTTGGCTTGGTCTGTTGCTTCCTCGTCCATAGCCTTGAAAGATCGAACAATGGCGCGCAGCTCAGCCTTGTCATAGCTGATTGCATCTTTAGCCATTTGCTCGCCTTTCCAAAATCTCAATGACGGTAAGTATGTCCTCGGCTGTCTCAAAAACATCTGGGTGTAGCCCTGTTGCCAGAGCTACCTCCCAAACTATTCTGCTAAGGCTTCCGACGGCGTAGCTTTTGGGTTTGCCTCACCTACGATTACCTCAGCAATACCTTCTGTCCAAATGTCGATCGGCTTGACAGGCTTTCCAGCTGCTTCACGCTTCATAGCGTGATAGGCAAGAAATACTAAATCGGAAATGCCGATCTTTTCCTGTGCCTGCGCAATTGTGTGACCTGTGTGCTTTTCCCATTTGACCCACTCTGGCGGTGCAGCTGTGTAAGTGATCTGATCGC